TCGTAAGAAAAATTACATTGCTCGGGTGGCGGAATAGGTAGACGCGTCAGATTTAAGCTCTGATTCCTAGATTGGAGTGCGGGTTCGATTCCCGCCCCGAGTACAAATGGACCGGTAGCTCAGCTGGATAGAGCATCTGCCTTCTAAGCAGACGGTCGGAGGTTCGAATCCTCCCCGGTTCACTAAAACTTTTTTAAAAAAAGTCACTCCAGATTTTTTTATGTCGTTTAAAATGATTATATTTATACTATAATCAAAACAACAAAAGATATGACAATTAATACAACAATTCTAGACTTCGCAACAGATGCACATAGTGGTCAACTTCGAAAGTATACTGGAGATGCATACATCATCCATCCTATCGCAGTAGCACAGTTGGTTATTGACAACGGAGGAGACCAAAACATGGTAAATGCTGCTATTCTTCATGATGTATTAGAAGATACTGCAGTAACTCACAATCAATTACGAGCATTTTTGCACCAAACGATTAGTCAAGCTGACGCTGAAGATACTTTAAGTTTGGTAGTTGCTTTAACTGATGTATACACACATCAAGATTTTCCAAATCTAAACCGTAAAGCTCGTAAGCAATTAGAGGCTCAGCGTTTAGGCTTAGTATCTCAACGTGCAAAAGCAATTAAAAAATTAGATATGGTAGATAACACAAAGTCTATTGTAGATAATGACCCTAAGTTCTCTAAAGTTTACTTAGCAGAGAAAGAAGTATTATTAACATTTTTAAATCAATAAAATGACGACAGAAGAGAAAGATTGGTTTTTGGGTTTACCAGCAGAAATAAAACTCGAACTTTTAGGTGATATGTTAAAAGAAGGAAATGCAGGTATGGCTTTAGCTACAGCAAAGATTTTGCTAGATGCCCCTTTTTCTGAAGGAGGAATATTAACCGAAGATATCAATAAAGTATTTGATAACAATCTAAACCAAAACAAAGAAGATGAGCAAGGAAATTAATATAAATTGGTGGGCAGAAGATGATTGGTATTTTATACCAACGTTTAACCTACATATAGAATACAGATGCTTTAGTTTTTACTTTCTAAAATTTACTTTAGAATTAGCATATTAAAACCAAAACAAAAAAGATGATTAGATTTTTTAAAGCATTATTAGCACACCCATTTAGATTTAAGTTTTCAATAGATGAAGATGAAAGATTATTTTTAGATGTGGGAATTGTATGGATAGCGGTACCAGTATTCTTATATTGGTTTCTATAAACTAAATCAAAAGCAGAATTATTAAGACAAAAGAGATGAAACACTTTAAGCCCCCTACTAAAATAGAAATAAAAGGCTCCTCCAGAGGAGGATATGGCTGTTTTGCGACAGAGCATATTAATAAAGGTGAAGTTGTAGAAATAAGCAAAGTTTTACCCATAATGAAAAACACCGAATTTCAAATTCATGCTTATCCCGATACTAGAGTAAATAGAGGAAGGGTGCTTTGTCTAGGTTATGGGTCTTTATACAATCATTCGGATAATCCTAATTTAGAACAGGAAGAGTATGAAAATAATCTATTTAGATTTATAGCAATCAAAGATATTCTTAAAGGAGAAGAATTACTAATAAAATACGGCAATGCATATTTTTCTAGTAGAGATATAGAAAAAAAATAAACTTTTCACAATTTTAACATATAATAATTATGAAGAAAAAGAGTATATTAAAAGAAGCTGATGAAATAATCAATAACCGATCTGAAGAAAAAGAGAGACAATATGGTCCATTTTCAGAAGGCATGGATAGAGCGGCTTCAATATTTAACGGAATGACCGGCCTAGATGTTACAGGTAAAGAAATGTATATGGCACTTATAGCACTTAAATTTTCTAGAGAAAGCTACAATCACAAAAGAGATAACCTTCTTGATGCAGTTGCATACATAGGAGCATTAGATAATTACATAGAAGAAGAAGATAATACATTATAATTATGAAAACACCAGTAAAAGATATTTGGGAATTAGGAACATGGGCTAAAATTGCTATTGACGATGTTGTAACAACATTTAGTAATAAGAAGGCATCACATAAATCTGCATGGACATACATGCTAAAAAACCAGTTAAATCAAGCTGGTTTAGACTGTGATATATTAACAAAAAACGATAATGTTCATGATTATGACGCGTGGTTTATCGTACTTCCAATGGAATTTCAAGGAAGTTATAATCTTTTTGGAGGAGCACAAGATGATACTGCAATGAGAATGCAAAGACTATTAGATTTTAAAGGTCCTATATTTTGTATTAATAGAGAAATGCCAGATATTGGTAAATTTGCAGAAAGTAGAATGAAGTCATGTTCTCAAATGTGGTCAGAACTTGATACTGAAAAACTTTCAGAAATTTCAAAAAATATAAAAACAATAGACCTTACATTAGAATCTGATACTTTTGTATTGGGAGATAGTCATTCAGTTTCAGCATATAAACCTGGAGCAAATATCTCTAGAAATGATGGGAAAACACTTTATGGAGTTCTCAAAGAAGGAATGCAAAATTATATTCCAGAAGGGACAAAGCATCTTATTTCATATTTTGGAAATATAGATATTAGACACCATCTTGGTAGACAAAAAGATCCTCTATTATCAACAATAACCCTCGCTGAAGATTATATTAAACACCTTGAAACTTTGAATATTCCAAAAATTACAGTGGTTGCTTTATTACCAATTGAATATGAAGAGAGAAGAATTCCAAAAACAGGATGGTATAAAGGAACTCCATTTACTGGAACCCAAGAGGCAAGAACAAAAATCATGATAGAGTTTAACCAAATTGTTAGAAGACTTTGTGAAGAAAAGGGCTTTGAATTTAAAGAATGGCCAAGACATTGGTATACAACGCATCCAAAAGAATTTGCAGACACTTATATGGAAAAACCTGGAAGCGTTCATCTTTCAAGACAATATTATCACTATGATTTTGATAGCGGAGAAGAGAATGAAGAACTTAAACAAAAAGTTTTTGGTTTATTTTGAAACAAAATAAAAAAATTAAGTATAAAGTATAAATAATAAAAATAAAATATGAGCAAAAGCAAAAAAATTAAAGTAGGAATTATTGGCGTTGGAAATTGCGCTAAGTCCTTAGTAGAAGGAGTACAATACTACTCTGAAAAGCAAACTTCAGCAAATGGTATGATGCGTGAAGATATCGGAGGATATACGGCTGAAAATATCGAATTTGTGTGTGGTTTTGACATTGATGAAAGAAAAGTAAATACTCCTCTTGGAGAAGCTTTAAAACAAAGACCTAATAGCGCTTATGATATTGTTGAAAAAATAAATTCAAAAGCTCCAGTTTATGAAGGTCCAGTAATTGATGGTTACGCGCTTCTTATGGATGCATATCCTGAAAAAGACAGATTTTTAGTTTCAGAAAAACTTAGAAATAGCTCTGAAATGAATAGAGTTTCTTGGACTAAGAAAAAAGAAAACGAATGGAAAGAAAAAATAATTAATTTAATTAACAAACATGAAGTTGAGGTATTAATTAACTATCTTCCAGTAGGTTCTCAAAAAGCAACAGAATTTTGGGCTGAAATTTGTTTAGCAACTGGTGTAAGTTTTGTAAATTGCATTCCAGTATTTATTGCGTCAGACCCATCATGGGAAAAAAGATTCATCGATGCTGGAATTCCACTAGTAGGAGATGATATGAGAAGTCAATTTGGAGCATCTATTCTTTCTCAAATGTTACAAGAACTTGCCTTTGAAAGAGGACATGATGTCAAAGCACATATTCAAAGAAATGTTGGTGGTAATACTGACTTTTTAAATATGGAAGATAAAGGAAGACTACAATCTAAGAAAATATCTAAAGAAAATGTTATTAGAGCACAAAACGATATTAGAGGTATTTCTACTGAAAATAGCTTTTTACATGCAGGACCTTCTGAATATATTGCATACTATGGTGATAACAAAGTTGCTAACTTCAGATTGGAACTTGAAGGATTTGGAGGAGCTCCAGTTCTTTTAGATGCTCAACTATCTGTTCAAGATAGCCCAAATTCAGCAGGCGTAGTAATAGATGCTTTAAGATATGTGAGAGTTGCAAGAGAAATGGGAATTGTTGGAGCGTTAAGAGGCCCATCAGCATTTACTCAAAAAACTCCCCCAAAACAAATGATGTTTGCAGATGCAGTTCAAGAATGTGAGGCATTAGCAAATAGAAAACTAACACCAACTACGAAAAAACAAGTAGTAGCTAAAAAAGTTAGTGAAGTTAGAAGAGGTACTTCTACGGTTCAAGGAACTTTAAATAAAAACTAAAAATGTACAAATTGAGATTTAATTTTTTAAGAAAGCTTTTTCAAAATGAAAAAGTTAGTAAAAGCAAAGAGGTTAAAAAAGCTAAAAAAGCTAAAAAAACCAAGAAAATTGAAAAAGTATACGGTTATGACTTCGATGGTGTAATTTCCATCGGAGTCCATCCGCGAAATTCAAACGATGTTATTATAACTGGAAGATGTATAGATGAGGCAGAACATGTTTTATCTGTCTTAGATAAAAAAGGAATAACAAATAGTGTCTATTTTAACCCAATGACTTTAGCAGAACGTGGAAATCATACACTTAAAGCTAGAAGATTTTCTGGAGCTCACAAAGCAAAAACAATTACCAAACTAAAAAATAAAAAAATATTAGTTACTAGGTTTTTTGAAGATGATACTACTCAAATAAAATGCATATCTAAAGAACACCCAGAATTAGATATAGTACACATCAAATCTAATTTAGTAGAAAAATAAAATTATGGCACTTACAACATTACAAAAAAACTTAAGAAAAGATTATATGCAATACTTGAATGCTACTGAAGATGTAGATAAGAGTATGATAACCGACTGTATTAAACACTATCAAATACCGGAAGTAGATTATAGAGATAAAATATGTTTAGACCTTGGTGGTAATGTTGGCGGTTTTGCTAAATTAGCAGTAGATAGTGGTGCATATAGAGTATACACTGTTGAATGTGATTCTAGAAACTTTTTAAAAATGCAAACGAGTTTTCAAAATGAAGAAAAGGTAAATGTTATACATGCTGCAGTTTCAGGAAGTAGAGAAGATTCACTCGATATATACAAAGGACAGAGCAAATCAAATCACTGTTCTACTTCCATTATCAAAAGAACAGGAAGATATCAAAATTACGAAAATGTTAAAAATATAAATATCAAAGACCTTTTACATGTTTGTAAACCAGATATTGTAAAAATAGACGTTGAAGGAGCAGAATATGAATTAATTGATGATGTTTTAAATTACCACCCAGAGTTCTTATTTATAGAACTCCACATGGGAAAAATGAAAGAACTTGCACAGCCAACTTTAGATAGATTAGATGCGTTATATTCAAGCAGCAGTGTAGAGCCAGTTATTGTGTTTCAAAGCGTTGCAGGTTACGATTGTTGGTATAAAAAATAAAAAAATGCTAGACCAAGTTAACATGGAAGTAGTCAAAGATGTTGGCTACTTTTTTAATAAAGTAAATGAGAGAGCACTTTGGCAGCTCGGTATAAATGAAACATATAGCAGCGGAGGAGACGCTGCTTTAGGGGAAACTGTAGAATATTTTCATCCACAATTAACGCTTGACGACAGAATGCGATACATCATGGAGAATATCGTTTATTCTGGTCTTGATATCGACAACATTATTTGCAATACAATTATATCTCACTTTTATGGAGGTAGAGGAATTCATCAGATATTAACTAAAGAAAGAGACCCTAAAAAAGCTCTTGTAGATTTTAAAAGACTTTTAGTAGATAAAGACTATGAAAATACTATTAGAAAGAATTTAGAACATGCTGTAGAGTTAGGTTTACCAATCTATGGAACTACAGAATTAAGAACAAGTTTATTTGGAGCAGCAAATACTTATATTGCTGAATCTAGAAATCAAGAACGTGATGCACATAAAATCAACATTTTATTATGGGTAGCAAGTTTTATACCAAGAGGAATAACATCGAGAATGTCTCAGGCACAATCACTTAAAGAGATGTATGATATTATCACAAATATTGAAGGTGTAGGACAGTATTACGGTTATCACTGCTCAACGTCTAACTCGGTAAACCCGGCCATTAATATAAACCACGATGAAAGATTTTGCGTACCAGGACCTGGTGCTAGACTTACTTTAGATATTATGTTTGGTGAAGGTTGTAAAATTCCTTATGGAGACAGAGTAATTTGGTTTAGAGAAAACTATAAAGACCTTATTGGCGAAATCTATCTTCATCCATCAACACATAATGTCATTGTCAATGGAAATCGAGTTCTTGCCGAAGAGCAAAATGATTTAAAGGTTTACGGATGTGAAGTTGGGTTATGTCAATACGGAGTTTACCATAGGCTTAGAAATAACCCACATTTAATTAATAGACGAAAAGTTGCAAGAGCAGATGGGGCATTAATGGAATCTTTTTTCAATAATAATTATAAACAACAAACGCTTTTTTAGATATATAAAATAAAATCTATTTAAAATGAATCATACTAAACTGTTTGAACAATTTGTTAATGAGAACATTAAAAATATGACCATCGGTACACCTGCTACAAATTCAGCTCAAAGGGAAACTGTTAAATTTGAATTATGGGCTTTAAAAGAAGGTCTTAAAAACACATACGGTAAAGATTTTTCTAAAGCTAAACAAACAAATCCTAAAAGCGCAAAAGGAAAGTTAGCAATATATGCGGTAACTGAAGAAAAAGAAAACCCATATACAACAAACGATAATTTTAAAACAATTGCAGCAAATACAATAATTGCAGTATGTGACGGTAAAAAGCCTCTATATTTTCATAGAGAACCAATGTTTGGACCTCCTTATGAGGGCGAAATCACTCTAACACCAGAAAGAAGAACAAATCACGACAACCTTAATTTTGGTTATCACGACCATGAAGGTGGAAAATACGCAACAGGTATTAAGAACCTTAAAAGAATTATAGAATTAGCAGACGTAGCATATACTTTTTAAAATAAATTAAACTAATTAGAAGGGAACCTTAAACAGTTCCCTTTTTTTATCTATAAAAATAGATGGAAAATTCAACACCAAAACCAGACCATATTGTATTTAATGAGGAAACTGGAGAATATGATGCTAATACAAAAGCATATCCAACAACAGCAAGTGCTCCTTCATTTTCACCAGTTATTTTTGATAATCATGAAAGCGTTAAAGCTTCTAAATATTTTCAGACAAAATTTAATGAAATCAAAAATGAGTATTTTCAACTTATTAATCATTGGGAGAATACTAAAAGGGTTTATGATGCAGATTGTAATTTTAAACCAATAACTGGAGAAATATATCACCTTTACACAAAAGATACTGGAGACTTTTTAAGCATTATAGAACCTTCTCAATGGAATCAAAAATATGTTGGAAGTTTTAAATTAACAACTGATGGAAAATGGGAGTCCGTAAAGGAAACAAACGACTAGAACCCTATATAACTATTAAATATAATAAATTATGGCAAACATTGATAACGAATGTAAAGATTTAGAAGTAAAAGACTTCTATGAAGAATCAACAACACACTTAGCAGACATTATGGAAAACCAAAAGAAAATGCAAGAGCAGACTTACGGTTTTAATTTCGAAGATATGACAATTAGAGAAATAATGGACTTTTGGCATTGCAACACACATGCAGTTGTAGATGAAATTCACGAAATGACAGATGCTCTTGGGGGTATTAAAGATGGCTCTGGAAACGCAGTGTGGAAATATTGGAAAAAAGACTTTCCAAAATATGATAAATTAAAAATTTCTGATATGAGTGAAGATGATAAAAAAGAACTTTATATGGAGTGGGTAGATATTCTACACTTTTTTATTAATTATGCTGCATCTATAGGACTTGACGCAAAAACAGCATATAATTATTACTTTGCAAAAGCAGAAGAAAATGTAAATCGTCAAAAAAGAGGATATTAGTAGGTAAGTCCGTGTAACCGGTTATAAAAAATAAGTATGATATTAGATATTGAGCAAAAAGAAAAAGAAGTAATAATAAGCTACTACGACAAAGAAGGAAAAGTAAGCTTTAAAAGATATCCAATTGATAAATTTGAAAATTGGGTTGTAACCGATGAAAAAGATAAATATAAACACCCACAACTAAAAAATTGGAATGGAAAGCCAATTAAAAAAATTACTTCAAAAAGAGGATTTAATAAATTTAGTTTAGTATATTTCATTGAAAGTTTACCTGAAAAAGACCAAAAAGAGCTTTTTGAATCTAACAGCCCTAAAACATATTTTATAGATATTGAAACAGAAATAGTAGACGGTTTTCCAAAAGCAGAAGACGCTAAAACTAGAATACTTAACTTTTCAATTATAACGCCTGATAAAAAAGCAATAGTATTAGGCATTAAAGAGTTAGATATGAAAGGTCTTGAAAAAGACACTAATGAATATTTTAAATCTTTAGATGATGATTGGTCCATATCATATTATAAGTTCGATAATGAGTATGATATGGTCTATAATTTTATTCATAAATTCATGCCTAAGTTTCCAATGATGACCGGATGGAACTTTATTAATTATGATTGGAAGTATATTGTAAATAGATGTAAAAGACTTCAAATAGATATTAGCGAAATGTCAGTTACTGGAAAAGTAGACAAAGTAGATGGTAGACCGTTACACATGGGAATTCTCGATTACATGCAATTATATGATAAGTATGATAAGTCTGTAAAAGTAAGAGAATCTAATTCTCTTGATTTTGTTTCAGGACAGATTGTAGGTCTTAAAAAGATTAAATACAATGGAGGATTACAAGAACTGTACGAAAACGATTATAAAAAATATGTTTACTACAATATAGTAGATTCTATTTTGGTATACTATATAGACCAAAAAATAAAGTCAATGGACGTTCTTTTAACATTAGCAAATATTACAAAAATGCCTCTGTATAAAGCAGCTAGCCCTGTTGCAATGACTGAAGCATTAATGGCTAGAAAATTAATGGAACAAAATAAAAGAATTGGAACAGAAAGAAAAGAAGATGTTGCAAAAGATGGAAAGTACACTGGTGCATTTGTTAAAGAGCCAATTTCAGGTTTTTATTCTGGTGTAAGTGCGTTTGACTTTGCATCTCTATATCCTTCAATTATGCGACAATTTAATATTTCACCAGATTCATATATTGAACAAATTCCAAAAGAAGATATTGCAGAACGCAGGAAAGATAGTAATGTTATTGTATGTGAAAATGGAGTAGTTTACAAAAATAATGAATCAGTATTAAAACAAATTCAAAGTGATTTATACGCTCAAAGAAAAGAGTATAAAGCTATAGCTTATGATTATTTTGAAAAAGCAGCAATGGTTCAAAAAAAAATTAATTTAAAAAAGAACCCATAATTAAGTGTGTTGATGATATATAAAACACATCAAACAATCAAAGGTCAATCGACCTTTTTTTGGACAAGTAAGGCAATTTTAGCTATTAATATCGTATTGCCTTTTTTTAGAAATTAACTAAAAATTATTTTAAAACATGAATTTATTTAAAGAAAGAATAGAATATAAACCATTTGAATTTCCTGAATATTATAGTGATGGATGGTTACCACAGGCACAGGCATTTTGGTTACATACTGAAATTCCTATGCAAAGTGATGTTAAAGACTGGAAAGAAAATTTAACAGAATCTGAAAAGAATTTAGTAGGTAATATACTTTTAGGTTTCGCACAAACTGAATGTGCAGTAAGTGATTACTGGACTACAATGGTAACTAACTGGTTTCCAAAGCATGAAATAAAACAAATGGCTATGATATTCGGTAGCCAAGAAACAATTCATGCTACTGCATATTCTTATTTGAATGAAACACTAGGATTAGATGACTTTTCTGCTTTTCTACACGAGCCTACTATAGCTGAAAAATTTGAACATTTATCAGGAGTAGATTCTAATTATACTCATAAAGATTTAGCAGAAAATAATAAAGCTAGAAAAGAAGTGGCTAGAAGTTTAGCAATTTTTTCTGCTTTTGCAGAAGGAGTTTCGCTCTACAGTTCTTTTGCTGTTTTATACAGTTTTCAAATGAGAAATCTTTTAAAAGGAATTGGACAGCAGATGAAATGGTCAGTAAGAGACGAATCACTACACTCAAAAATGGGTTGTAGGCTTTTTAGACACATGTGCGAAGAATATCCTGGCTTAAAAGAAGAAGTAGAAGGTGATGTAAAAACAGCAGCAAAGTTAATGGTCGATATGGAACTTAAATTTATCGATAAAATGTTTGAAATGGGAGATTTAGAAAATCTTAAAAAAGATGATTTAAAAAACTTTATTAAAAGAAGAGCAAACGAAAAATTATCAGAAATAGGATATGAAAAAATATTTGAATTTGATACAATTAGTGCAAAAGAATTAGATTGGTTTTATCATTTGACAGGAGGCGTAGAACACGCAGACTTTTTTGCAATTAGGCCAACTGCTTACTCTAAAGCGGGTGAAGATGAAGTATGGGATGAATCAGAATTATTTTAAAAAAGTATAAATAAAAATGCAAAAAGAAAAACAAAGGGTAGAATTAATTTCTAAACAAACAAAAACCGATATTTTAGTAAATCAACTTAATTGGGAAAAAGGAGTAGATTACCCAGTATGGGGTCACACCGAAATATACATTAAAACAATATCAAATGGTTATTTATTAGAAGGTGAAACTCCTAAAGATGCATATTGGAGAGTATCTACAACAATAGCTAGAAGACTTAAAAAACCAGAAATGGCAAGTAAGTTTTTTGATTATATTTGGAAAGGTTGGTTAAACTTAGCCTCTCCAGTTTTATCAAATACTGGAACAGAAAGAGGTTTACCAATCTCTTGTTTTGGAATTGATGTTGCTGATTCAATTCACGACATTGGTAAAAAGAATCTTGAAATGATGCTTCTTGCAAAGAATGGAGGTGGAGTAGGAATTGGTGTAAATCAAATTAGACCAGCGGGTTCTGAAATTACAGATAATGGTACTTCTGATGGAGTCGTTCCGTTTTGTAAAATATATGATTCTACAATTCTTGCTACAAATCAAGGAGCTGTTAGAAGAGGAGCAGCTTCCGTAAATATAGATATTGAACATAAAGATTTTTGGGATTGGTTAGAAATAAGAGAACCTAAAGGTGATATGAATAGACAGTGTATGAACATGCATCAATGTGTTGTAATTTCCGATGGGTTTATGGATAAAGTAGAAAACGGAGACAAAGAATCTAGAAAAAGATATGCTGCTGTAGTTAAAAAGCGTAAAGCAACAGGCCAGCCTTTTATGATGTATAAGGGCAATATAAATAGAGCAAACCCAGAGGCTTATGTTAAAAACGGTCTTAAAGTTTACATGACTAATATTTGTAGTGAAATAGCATTACATACCGATGAAAATCATAGTTTTGTATGTTGTTTAAGTTCTTTAAATTTAGCAAAATATGATGAATGGAAACATACAGATGTTATTCAAACTGCAACTTGGTTTCTTGATGGTGTTTTAGAAGAATTTATTCAAAAAGCAAAATATAGACAAGGTTTTGAAAACGCTATTCGATCTGCTGAAAAAGGAAGAGCACTTGGTCTTGGTGTACTTGGATGGCATACTTATTTACAAGAAAGAGGAATTCCATTTGAAGGATTACCTGCACAATTTGAAACCCGTAAAATATTTTCTCAAATTCAAATAGAAAGTGAAACTGCAAGTAGGCAGCTAGCAGAAGAATTTGGAGAACCTTTATGGTGTGCTGGAACTGGTATGAGAAACACTCATTTAAGAGCAGTTGCACCAACTGTAACAAATTCAAAACTTAGTGGTAATGTAAGTCCAGGTATAGAACCATGGGCGGCTAACGTATTTACAGAACAAACATCAAAGGGAACTTTTATTAGAAAAAATCAGTCTTTAGTCAAATTTTTACAAAAGATAGGACATGATGATTCTCAAGTTTGGTCTAAAATTCTAGAAGACCATGGAAGTATTCAAGAAGTTAGTATATTAGATAACTACATGATGACTTCTGGAGTTCATATAGATTCTGATGATTTTGAGGTGTTAACAATAAATCAATATAATTCTTTATCAGATGATATCAAAAAAGATATGTTCGTTTCACCTAAAGAAGTATTTAAGACCTTTAAAGAAATTAATCAGTTAGAATTAGTAAGGCAGGCAGGGGTTAGGCAGCAATATATCGATCAGTCAGTTAGTCTTAATATGGCATTCCCAAATACTGCATCACCTAAATTTATTAATAAAGTACATTTAGAAGCTTACAAACAAGGAATCAAAACTCTTTATTATATGAGAACTGAATCAGTGTTAAGAGGAGATATTGCAGCATCTGCAACTGATGAAGCTTGTTTAAGCTGTGATGGATAAGATATGCGGCTCTTTGGAGTCGCCATTAGGACCGTTTAATTACGGAACAAAAGGGAAGAGTATCGCTACGCTTCCCTTTTTTTAATAGATATATAAAACATAATTAAAAATAAGATTAAAAATGATACTTAACTATGGAGAATTCCTAAACGAAAAAGAATGGGCAGTTACAGACGCTAAAATTCTTAAAACAAGAAGAGCATTTTATGCTGAAGCATTTACTCAATTTTTAAACGAAGATGAATTGATACAGGCTAACTCACTAATAAATGAAGGACTTTTTGACAAGTTCGGTTTTAGCAGAATAGAAAGATTAAATGAAAACGAACTTTATGAAAGTCTTCTATTAGAATGGAATCTTTTACAAAAATTGGCAGATAAAGCTAAACAGGCTGTTAAGGTTGTAAAAGACGAGGGTAAAAAAGCACTTTCAAAATTACAACAGGGTGTAATTTCAATAGGTGGTAAACTCACCGGTCTTATTAAGAAAATAGTAGAAAGTATAAAAAGTGTTGCTGGAAAAGCAATAGATGCCGCAAAAAAAGCAGCAGCTGCTGCTAAAAAGAAAATGACTGAAGCGTTTACTAAAGAACTTAATACGTTTAAAAGTGAAGGTGAAAAGGTAAAAGCAGAAAAAATAAAATCTCTATCAAAAGATACTGGTAATGCTACAAAAGTTTCTAAACATGTTGTAAAATGGTGTACCGGTACTTTAGGAAAAGAAACAGCAGGTGCAATTGCTAAAGGATCTAAAGAAGAGGTACCTGGTACTAAAAAAGAAAGTGCTGCAAAAGAAAGTTTTAGTTATAGAAGTTTTGAATTAATGATGGAAAATTCATTATATTTAAGTTGTACAGATGCAATGAAAGCTGGAGAGCTGAAATTATCAGAAGTAGAAGAACAACTTAATATGCTAGAAGAAGGAGGAGGTCAAGAAGCACACAAACTTCCATTTATTTCAACAATAACAAAATTTATCAACAAATTCCCACCATTCAGCGTTTTAAAAACATTTAAAGAAAAAGGAGCTGAAGTAGCAGGAGGTCTGATGGGCGCTATGTCAGCCAAGGCAACAAAGGTAATGGGAGCTCCAGGACCTTTTAAATTTTTAGCAATAGGAGCTTTTATGGGGATAGCATTTGAGCTAGCAATGAAAGACACTTTGAAAGCAGCAACCGCAAGTTTGCTTTTTCCACCAGCAGCTCCTTTTATTACAATGGCATTTAACTTTGCCTATGTTTTAGTAGCAATAGCAACATTAGAAGTATTGGTAGGAACGGTATTAGATGCTAAAGATGATTTTGCAAAAGCTAAAGAAGATACTATGAAAAACTTGTCTAAACAGGCAGGTAATGTTGGAAAAGACAAAGAAGAAGCATAAATATTTTTGAAACAAAACACCAATTCATGATATAATTAACAAATAAAAATTATATCAAAATGAAATTAGGAATTGCAAAAATTGACCAGCATGCTTTTATTAGCTTTATTAATCGATTAAAATTAATCGACTCTTTTATTTATTTTAAAATAAAAGATAATCAAGTTATCTCAACATGCTATTTACCACAAAGAGATGCTGTGAAACACCACTCAGTATCAGTAGAAACATTATTTGGTGGAGTTGAAATGCCAGATAATTCTAAGGAATATAAAATAGCATTCTTTGATGCTAATAGAATCATTGATGCTTTTAAACAATTTGAACACGACGCTATTCGCTGTGAAATTGAATTTATTCAAAATGAACAAGACTTTGTAGCTTCTACCTTTAAAATCTTTAATGAAGAATTAGAAATCACATTATCATGTTCAGAACCTTCTCTTGGTTACCAAGATTTATCTACTGAGCAAATCGAAGGTATCTTTGAAAGAAGTCAAATGGACTTTCAATTCCCAATAGATAATCATTCAATCAATAGATTAAAATCGTTATTTAATTTAGAAAAAGAAGAAACGTTTGATA